CGTGTGAGGTTATTACAGACCGATTCAGCACGTTTAAGTAACGAGGTGATAGAATGGAAAGGAAAGGCAAAAAGAAGGCAATTTTGGTTGTTTTTTATCCTTGCAGTAATTGCAGGGTCTTTGTACATTAAATCCAAGTTATGAAACTTAACAAAGAAGGTGCAGACCTTATTAAAGAATTTGAGGGATGTAAACTAAAAGCGTATCAATGTTCTGCTAAAAAGTGGACAATTGGATATGGCAACACCTTCTACGAAGATGGTTCACCAGTCTTGCCAGGTCATGCAATCACCCAAGACAAAGCGAATAAATTGTTTGAACTTATTGCTGATGAGTTTGCAAGTAAAGTGGCGAAATTAGTGCCATCGCATATAACTCCTAACCAATTCGGAGCATTGGTGTCATTTGCATATAATTGCGGGATAGTCAACTTACAAAAATCAACCTTGCTAAAAAAGGTTAATGCAAATCATAATGACCCAAGCATAAAGGCTGAGTTCCTAAAGTGGAATAAAGCAGGTGGAAAGGTTCTTGCAGGACTTACACGCAGAAGAGAAGCGGAAGCAAATCTATATTTCAAATGAAAAAAGTAAACCTATGCAACGAGTATAGGGATAAATATGGGTGGGATATGCCTACCTTGAAACTGGCAAGGATTATATACAAAGACAATCCATTGCTATTTAGTGGGGTTGAGTCGGTGAGGCTTACGCTTAGAAACATTGAAGGCAAATCCAATAATCGTACAAAAGTGAGAAAAGTAGTACCTGACAGACCAAGAAACCCTTACAACTTACCTCAGTCAGATGAGGCGGTGTATGAACCTTATGTCATTGATGCAAAAAGGTTATTAGTCTTATCTGACATCCACATTCCATACCATAGCATTGATGCACTTACTTGTGCATTTGATTATGCCAAAGGTGAAAAGCCTGATGCGATATTACTAAATGGCGATACCCTTGATTTTTTTGGATTGAGTAGATTTGCTAAAGACCCAAAGGCGAGGTCATTTGCACATGAACTAAAGACATTCAAGGAGTTCATGGACATCCTTAAAAAGACCTTCAATGCCAAGATTTATTTTAAGGTCGGAAACCATGAAGAAAGGTATTTCCATTTCCTTTGGATGAAAGCACATGAGATAGTTGGAGTTGAGGAGTTTGAACTTGAGAACATTATTAAGTCAAGGGCAGAAGGGATTGAGATAATCAAGGACAAGCGGATAATGAAAGCTGGTGATCTTAATATTATTCATGGTCACGAGTTTGGCGGATCAGTATTTAGTCCTGTGAACATTGCAAGGGGATTATTTTTAAGAGGAAAGGTAAGTGCAATGCAAGGTCATAACCATCAGACGTCAGAGCATACTGAAAGAGACATGAATGGTCGCATTACAACTACTTTCTCACTTGGTTGTCTTAGTGAATTGCACCCAGCTTACCTACCCATAAATAAATGGAATCATGGGTTTGCAATAGTTGACATTGATGGACAAGAGTTTGAGGTAAGAAACAAACGTATTCACAACGGTAAAGTTTTGTAATATGGAAGATGACCTCGTTTTAGGGAATGAGGAGGAGGAGATTGAGGAGTTTATAGAAGAAATTACATATTCAGAATACATACACGCATCAGTTGAGGTATTAACGATGCTTGAGAGTGCTAATCCTATGACCAAAAGTGAAGTGAAAAGGGTAGAAAGTTTAAGAAAAATGTGCTTCGAGATGCTTGAATTTTCTGTAAAATCCATGCACCAGGCATTATTTAACGAATAGCAGTTTGGGTTCGATGATTGTTTTCTCCCCTCTTATGTCTATAAGGGGGGTTTTTTCATATTATTAAAAAAAATATATATCAACTTTGTACTTTGTATATAAAACCTATATATCTTTGCTTTATAAAACAAAACACAATGAAAGAAATTAGAGAACTACGAAAACAAAAGGGGATTACCCAAGAAAAGTTGGCATACCTAAGTGGTGTGACCACAGTTACGGTGAACAGAGCAGAAAACTCTGGTAAGATGAGACAATCAACTTACATCAAATTAGTCAACACTTTAAACACATTGGAAGATGCTGTATCTATGCCTTCTACTAATAGCTTGTAGCTTGGTTGGTGTTGCAATGATTAAATATGACAAAGTATCCAATAAAGAAATGGTACAACGCAGAACCTTATATCAGATACCCTCGGCCTTCTGGGATGAGTATAACTCACTCACACTCGACATCTACTATATGTCAAACGCAAGCGCAGAAGCCATTAGGTTCAAGATTGAGGACTTTGAATACAAGTACAGCCAAACTGTTGACCAAATGGTTTACAACGATAGGATGGCAGAGATTCTAAAGAGTTACCAAACAAAGCAAGAATTTTTAAACAATAAAACAAACAAAAATGGGACTAACTAACAGTCAACAAGGCGGAAGCAAAGTGTTTTTAAGCATTAGCAATGGTAAACTCGTGAGGAGTTTCAAAGAAAAGACAGAAGGTGCGGTTTCTCGCATCAACAAGGCAGGCAGAGAAGTTTATGAGATGTTTTACGACTCGCTTGAGGGAACAATCACAGGAGTCGGCACAAAGGAATCTGACTATGGCAAGTTCCTTGTAGTGCAAGTCGAGTCAAATGGTGTGAACTATCAACTTGAGATGAACTTTTCATCTGGTTATAGCGCATCTTTCCTCAAGACTCTGCCAAATGTCAACCTCTCAACGAGGGTAGCAATTACACCCAAGTTGACCATCGAGGGCGATAAAAAGAAAAGTGTATGCTTTTTGAATCAAGGTGGTCAAGGTCTCAAGTGGGCGTTCACTCGTGAGAACCCAAATGGGATGCCTGACCTGGTTAAGATCAAGGTAAAAGGCAAGGATACTTGGGATGACTCAGATAGGATGGAGTTCCTTGAGAATTATGCTAAAGGACTATTTGGTGCGAAGGCAGAAGATAATGATGAGGTAACATTTTAACTAAAAGAGTCAGGTGGCGGAATTGGCAGACGCAAGTATACCGTAGCAACTATTGTCGGATGTGCAGACTCTTGTAGTCAAAGCATAAGGTTGCACTACAGGTTCGAATCCTGTCCTGACTCCTCACTTTTAAACAAACACTAATGCAAAATTTCAACATTGACATCAACAAAGGCCGTATTGAGTTCGTGGACAATCGGTTCTATGCAACAGAGAACGGCAACTACGTTCCATCAGTAACCACAATTTTAGAGGCATACCCAAAGGATGCTGCCTTCTTTAAATGGCTAAAAGATGTGGGGCAAGATGCTGACACCATTCGTGATGAGGCTGGTAGAAGGGGGTCGCTTGTGCATGAGTTGACTGAGAAGTATGACCAACATGAGGAGGTGACCTTTATCAACCAATATGGTAAGCCTAAGTACAAGATGATGGAGTGGGCGATGTTTGAAAGGTATGTTGACTTTTGCAATACTCAGAGTCCTAAAATGCGAATGATGGAGATGCACTTCTCAAGTGATATCCTTGGATTTGCAGGCACAGTTGACAGGGTATTTGAGATAAATGGCAAGGAGTACCTGGTTGACATCAAGACCTCCAACAATATGCACGAGTCGTATTGGTTGCAACTCGCAGCCTACAATCAACTCCTCCTTGAGTATAATTACGAGGTTGAAGGAGTGGCGATATTGTGGTTGAACGCCAAGACAAGGACAGCTGGCAAAGGCGGTGCAATACAAGGAGTGGGTTGGCAACTCCTCACCAGAACGCTTGAGGAGTCGGCAAAGGATTGGGAGGTATTTAAGACTACCTTGTCACTTTGGAAGTCAATCAATGAGGATATAAAGCCAAAGCGCACATCTTACCAACTAACATACAAGAAAAATGAAGGATAAAATTGTAGAAGAAATAGTAGCAAAGTTCAGAGAGAGATCAGAGCGAGGTATAACCAAATATGGGTCAACCCTGGAAAGAAATGATCTTGATGTTGAGCAATGGATGGAACATCTTCTCGAGGAGCTTATGGATGCGTGCCTCTATCTCCAACGAATGAAAAAAGACATCAATGGGTAGTAGCGTTGTATCATGTATCCATCATTTGAAGTTAGCTGATGAATATGCAAAGGACTTTGCAAGGCAGAACCCTGGCACAAGAGGTGCTACAATATTTGCCAATTATTCGTTAAAGCTGAATTGGATACTTAGAGATGTTGTAACTTACCCTCACTTTGGAGATGAGGTACGAGAAGGGATGAGAAAAGAGATAGCATCTGATGCATTTTCGTATGACTCGCTGACTGAGAAGTTAGCACTTCTTAACCCCGACCAACGTGAACAACTTGATGGACTACTTGATGACATTCTTAAAGGTAAAACATTAGAAATAATAATAAAATAAACTATGGCACAACAAGAATTTATTCCATACGAACAAGCATTAGAACTTAAAGAATTAGGTTTTGATGAGTTATCGTTAGATGCTTATTACAAAACTACTGACGGTGGTGTTTCGCTTGTAAGATTTCCTGATGAAGAAAGACAAATTAATTATCCTTTTGAGAGAATACCTGCACCACTCTACCAACAAGCGTTTAGATGGTTTAGGGAGAAGTATAATTTAATGTATATTATCGAAGAAGTTTGGGAAGAAGATACAGAATATTATGTGGTAGAAATAACAACACACAATAGGGTTGATGATTTTTTGCAAGAATGCACCTACGAAGAAGCAGAACTTGCTTGTCTTAATAAGCTAATTGAAATCGTTAAAAACAAATTAAACATGGCTCAAACGGCAGTTGAATGGTTTATTGATAGAATAAAGAATCAGCACCTATATGGTTTTACTCCATTACATGAATTAGAAGAACAAGCCAAAGCAATGGAGAAAGAGCA